TTAAACTGTAGGAATGTTGCAATAGAGGCAACGTGTCTATATTGTTTTACTAAGTATTCCTTAACTTCATCCCGTCTAGAATCCTGGATATCTGTATCAATATCTGGAAAATCATTTCTTTCAGGATTAATAAAACGGAAAAACAATAGGCCATGTTTGATTGGGTCAATATCTGTAATTCCTAAAACATAACAAAGTAGTGATCCTGCAGAAGAGCCACGTCCAGGACCTACCATAATTCCTTCTTTTTTGGCCCAATTAATCATATTCATAACAACAAGAAAGTATGGTGCAAACTTTTTCTCTTTGATGATTTCTAATTCCTCAACAAGCCTAACTTCATACTGATCGTTTCCTACCCAAGAAGAAGTTAGTCGCATATCTTCTAATGACTTCATTGCTAATTCTTCAAGTTCTTTATCTGGATTTTTATACTGTACTGGCAAAAGATTAAGGTCTTCTTTAATGTCATAGTCTTCTACCTTATTTGCAATCTCTAATGTGTTTGCAAACATATCTTCTCTAAATTTTAATTCTTTTGTCATAGCAGACTTCATCTCATCATATGAAAGAAGATGAATATCAAATCTATTAAATGACATCATTCTATCTTTGCCATAAAGATAATCTAATCTATCCATCATGTCATCATATTTTTTAGACTTATCATACTTAACATCTTTTTCAAGTTTTGCATGCGTATTAAGAATTAACATCATTTCTTGAATAACTTTTTGATCTACATCAGAGTGATGACAGTCTGGTGTTACAACTATCTTTACATTAAACTCGTCTGCTAACTGCATTAAATTTAAATTAATCTCAGGTGGATTATGTGGCATAACTTCAATATAAAAATCATCATTAAATGTTTTCTTAAACCATTCAATGTGCTGTTTTGCTACAGCAAACTCTCCAATCTCAATTGCTTTTGCTATAAGACCACTTAAGCATGCAGACAAAACAATAAGTCCATCTTTATATTTTTCTAATACTGCAAAATCAATTCTTGGCTTTTTATAAAACCCTTCAGTCCAAGCAATTTCATTTAACTTATTTAGATTTTCTAAGCCTTGTTGATTCTTGGCAAGAATTACTATATGATTATAAATTAGATCAAGTGGTGTTGTGCGTTCTGTTTTATCCCTATGATCAAATCTATCTGCAGCAATATATCCTTCTATACCAAGAATCGGCTTTATTCCTGCTGCTTTTGCAGCACGATACATTTCACGATGGCCTGACAATGTGCCATGATCAGTTATTGCCAATGCTGGCATTCCTAACTGAATAGCACGATCAACATATTCTTGTGGTGTTGCGACACCATCCATTAATGAATAGTGCGTATGCACATGCAGGCCAACGTAATTCACAAATTACCACTCAATGTTGGTAGATGTTACAGATGGTGTGTCAAAACCAAAATAAAACGACTCTTGTTCTGGATAAGGAACTTCACGTACTACCTTATCAAGATTGTGGTATTCAAAATTTCCCCACTCAAATGGTTCGCTATCTGGTTTGCTTGGAATCAAAGTATAATTTGTTTCAGTACCTTGTCCATTACGCTTTAACTTCCATTGAAGATTTGAAACACTTCCAGTCTCCAATGCATATTCACGAATTGTATTAAATGCTGACTGCTTGCTAATTCCTTGTGACCATACTGCAATATATGGATCTTCTAGACCATCGTCAACAAGAACATTACAGTAGAAACGCATACGTGCCTTCCAACCACTCTTTGGTTCTTTTCTAGCCATTTCACAACCAAAGCAACGACCCTCTGTATCTTGTGTACATGCAGCCTTACGCTTATAATCTTTTGGATTTGTATGCTCAGCAACAACTACAGCCAAGCCTCTTGATTCATTATAACTTGCAGAGTCTTCATCTAACTCTTCTACAAAACGGATCTTTGCTGCTTGACCATCAGCCAACTTGACCCATCTTACTTTAATTGCATTGCTATCATATTTTGGTTTGTCGAGCAGGGCATTGATATTTTTTAGTCCCTTTACTACGCTCATATTTTCTCCTTTGTTGTTTTATTTTTTTGTAAAAACTTTTGGTGACTAAGACCACGTTTGATCGATTCATCTTTTGCTTTTACTATATTTTTATTATACTCCTCTATGGAATGTTTGTCAACCTCATCTTGATTAATATAAAAACCTTTTGCTGCATAAGATGCCATCCAACTAGATTCAAACCATCCTGGCATTTGATAGTTGTTTTTATCTAGTAAATTATTTTGTACATCACTTAAAAACTTATCAAAATCATGTCCAGGCCAGTCTGGAGATTTAGCATTTTTTCTAAAATCTTTCCAAAAATCTGTATTTGTTTTATTTGTAATATAATGCCAATGCAAAAATGCTGCAATACCTCTACTTAAACCTGTAAAATGATTATTAAGTCTTTCTCTTTCTATAGTATTTTTGTCTCCAACATATTTAGTAAATGCTGTATTTAAAAAGTTAAGCATTAAAGTTATTACTGTAGCAATTGCTGTCGCTTCTAATGGTTCAAAAAATGAATATGATAAACCTACTGCAAGACAATTATTTACCCATACCTTGTCAAAAAATCCTGGATCAAATTCAAACTTTCCAACTACCTCTAATTCATTTCCAAAAAGTTCTTTTAATTCTTTTTCTGCTAGTTCAGCATTGATATATTTATTATCATATACATAACCACAACCATATCTATGCTGTAAAGGAATTTTCCATGACCAACCATAGTTCATTGCTCTAGCCTCTGTATATGGACCATACTTGTTGTCTTGTGGTAATGTGCATGCTATAGCACTAGTTGCTGGAAGATACTCCCTCATGCTTATCCACTTTGTATTATAATGCTTTCCAATAATCAATCTTCTAAATCCAGTACAATCAATTACAAAATCACAGTCTAAAGATCCATTTTCTTTAAGAATAATCTGAGAAATATATCCACTATTATCTTGAACTACATCCTCCATTAAGTCATCTATTACCCTAATTCCTCTTTTTTCTGCTGTTTTTTCTAAAAATGCAACAAATCTTCTTGAATCAATATGATAAGCATAGTTAATCCTATCTTCAAAATTAACCATATCATTTTTTGACAAGTGTGTAAAATAATTAATATCATCTATATTGCTATTAGACTTTACTGCTGTAGCATATAGATCATATATTTCATCTTTATTATTAAATAACTTTTGTCTATCTTCTGTGACACCATGAAATAAATGCATCCAGGAAGTCTCGTCTTTATTCCAGTTAATAAATTTTATTCCATTTTTTACTGTGGCACCAGTCTCAGCAACAAACTCATCTACGTCAATTTTTAATTCTTTAAGAACTCTGTTTATTCCTGGAGTTAAGCCTTCTCCTGGACCAAGAATTCCAATTGCACTACTTCTAACCAATGTAACATCCATTGAAGGAAAATATTTTTTAAACAATAGTGCGCTCAAGCATCCAGCAGTTCCACCACCAACAACAACTATTTTCATAGTACTAATCCAAAATGCTTAGCAATAGCCAAACTAGCAAGAATCGTCCATAAAATATTAAACCAAATAATTGTTGGTAGTGTCTTTACTGTAGAAGACCAAATCAGTGCAAGACTTGATACAAGAGCAAATATATAAAGCCACCACCACTGTCTTCCTAAAATTAAACCTGGAAATATAATTGTAATCTTAGTCATAAAAGCAAAAAACTCAACAGTATTTGGTTTATTCCAATATTCCTTTTTGAACATTGTTTTAATTGCATACCACCACTGCATGTGTTTTTTCATAAATTTCCTATAATACTAGATATTGTTTTTGTATTCAATGTATTAAGTATATCATTATCTAGCATATCTCCGATGTCTTTATACTTTTTGTCTAATTCTACTCTGAAAACTCTAGATCCAAGTTTATCAACAAGTTTGTTTGCCATAGTATTTCCAGCATCATCATTATCAGAGATAATGTATATATCGTTAAAATATTTTTTTAATAGTTCAATTTGAGAACTAGAAACATTAGCGCCTAAAGTAGCAACTGCTGGCAATCCTACTTGATCAATTCTGATAGCATCAAATGATGATTCAACAACATAAACCTTATTGGATTGTTTTACTCTATGCAAATTAAAAAGTATTTTGCTTTTAGGAAGCCCTGGAGTATTTTTAAAGTCTTTACCTTCAATGGTTCTTGCAACAAATCCAATACTCATTCCGTCTGGAGATTGTACTGGTATTGTAACCATATCCTGTTTTTCTGAAAATCCAAGACTAAATCTTTCAACAGATTGTTTTGTTATTCTTCTGCCTTCAAAATATCTAAGTGCTCTTGGAGATTCTAAAGCCTGATTATTTAATCTTTTAATTAACAACTCATCATACTGAATAAATTCTTTTGGCTTGTATAGTTTTTTATTTACCAAGTCTTCTATATTTGTTTCTTTTTCTTTGCTTTTAATAAAACGAATAGATTCAAAATATGATCTACCAGTAGTTTTCATAATTAATTCCTGTAATTCAGAAGTTTGCTGGCAGCCAAAGCAAAAAAATAATCCAGACTCTTTAGAAACTTCTCCTGCTGGAGTTCTTGTATTATTATGATATGGACAAAATATAATAAAGTCTGAGCCTACCTCTGACTCAATGGTGATTCCTGATCCGATAAGAACTCTTTTGATTTGCTCTTCTGTAAAGATATTGGTCTGCTGCCGTCTACTGCGATGATCCATTCTGTCTTTTTTCTCCCTACAAATATTCCATATACTGTCAATTTAAAATTAAAAGATTCTTTTTCACTATTATAGTCTAGCGTAAAACTTGGCTCTATGTCAATTCTTGGAACATACCCAGTTTCCCTCATTTGAACAATTAATAGTCTTATATATTCTTCTTTAAGCCTTGGAACGGTAGCCTCATCTTTAATGGCTCCATCGACCATGAAATGCTTAATTGGCTTATGATTAAAGAACATACCATATTATAACTCCTTATCTTCATAGTCTTTATAACGATAGTATCCCTTATCAAAGTCTACCTGAACCAAAAACTCTCCCATAAATCCATTACGGTTCTTTCTAAAGGCACATTCTATAATATCTGAGTTGGTTGCCCTACCCAAAGCCATGACCCAATCGGCATCATATGCGATCTGCCTAGACCATGCTGTTTGGCCAAGCGTAGGAACACTACTAAGATCATTAACATCATCTGGTGTAGCAGAAGAAATAGCAATAATTGGCACCTCTTCTGAAATAGCCATCAACTTGAGTTCACGAGAGAGATTCTTCATTCTTACTGTTTCATTATCAGACTTTTGGTTTGGTGTCATAAGTTGTAAGTAGTCTACAATAACAAAGTCTGGCTTGTATTGGTCAATCTTTCCGCGAAGTACTGATGGGCTAATTTCTCCACCTTGATCATTTGAAATAATATGAAATGGATTCTTGCCAGCAAGATGACGTTTGTGCCACTCTTTAAGAGTTTCCATCTCAATATTGCCTTGACTTATTTTACGATGTGACCAAAGACCTTCACCCATAATTGTAAACACACGATTACGAACTTCTGTCTCAGACATTTCAAGACTAATTACTAGAGGAGTTTTTCCTTGTTTCCAAGCCTGTACCGCAAAATAAAGTGCAAGCCATGACTTTCCAATTCCTGGATATGCAAGGAACACTCCTAGTTGTCCAGCAGTAATTCCTGACGGAAGATAGTTATCAAATCCTGGTAATCCAGTTTTAATTCCAACATTACCTGCTGCTTCCATTGCTTTAAGATGTTCAAAATATGCAATAGCAGAATCTAAATCAATAACATCAATATCACGAACTGCCGATGTATTCTTTTTTAGTTCTGATGTTTTAGTAATAAGATTTGTTAATGCCTCTGCACCCTTATCATTTTGCACCTCTGTTGCAGCAGATCTTAAAATATCTTTAAGGCTATCATTTAAATATTCATGCTGTAATTCTTCAAGATGATGTTTTGTTGCACCAACATCTTCAATAACCTCAAAGTCTCTAAATTTTTCTACAACCAGAGATGATGGCGGAACAGAACTGTTATGTTCAAAATAGTTTCTAACAAAGTTCCAAATATCAGAATGTGTTCTAAGAATATTGTCTATGTTTGCTTGCAAAAGAACATGGATTTGTTTATCTTTTAAAACAGCATTTATTACTTTTGCCTCAGTATTATTCACTTAGCCATTCCTTTGCTTTTTTACGTCTTTCTAATCTTTCCATATCATCCTGCTGTTTGTCAAGTCTTGCTTTTAATATTTTTTCTGCATTATAAGCAAAATAATTCCAACTAGGCTCTTGTGCAACTTTAAAATAGTACTCTAATAAGTCATAACACAAAGATATTCCATATGATTCTATCAAGGCATCAGAAGCCCACTGCTCTACGTTTAAATTTAATGTTGGCTTTGTTTCATATTTTTCTTTATGATGTTTTGAATAACGACTTAGCAAAGCCATGCGGTCTTTGCGCTCTGCCATTACTCTGAAATTTCTGCCTTAGCCTCATTGATCTTTTCAGTCAATTTAGCCTCTACAAAGCCGTATACACGCTCCATAGCATCATTTGTAGTCTCACCATCACGCTTTGAATCTACTACGCCTAAATCAAGCCTAAGCGATTGAAAGTTTCCAAGATTTAATGTATACCCTAATGTAACAGAGACTTTTGTTTCTTCGTTCTTTTCCATATACCCTCCAAAGGGTCTAGTTAATACTTTCATTCCAAATTGGAATGTATCTACCATCTTCAGTTTTCGTATAAGTAAGTATACCATCACCCATTCTACGAGTCAACTCTTGTTTTGTAGGAGTTCTATTATTAGTTACTAATCCATCTTTTCTTGGTTGACCAATATGAATAGATGACAATATATCTCTTATTTCCTTTATGTGGCTTTCAGAATAATATGCCCTTTTTTGAAATTTTCTTTCTCCACCAACTGTGCTTCCAACTGGTGGTGGAATTACCCCTCTTTTTATTAAACTAGGCAAATACTTTTTATGTCTATTAATTAATACTGCTGTTTCACCCATAGTATAGGCTTTTTCTCTTTTCTTTTTAAATTCATGTGTAAAACATATTTCTACACGATCTTTATTTATATTATATAAAGCAACAGTACCATTTGATCTACTGCTATGTTTTACCCGTACAAGATCACCATTTAAAAACCAAACAGTTTTATTCCCACTAATTACAGGGGACTCATTGTACTCTTCGCTCTCAATACTTCCTTTGCGAAAACCCATCTTCCCTCTTTTGTTGAATCTGGTGGATGAAAAAATTTTCTTTTACCACATATAATACAATATACTTCTATATGACCTATAGTTGTATACTGTCTATCTATAAATACTCTACCATTACATTTCAAACATTTCAATTTGGAATCCCAATAATTAAAACATTAACGTCAACTGTTGCCACTCCACCCGTTGCAAATTTAGCAACTAGCGTTGCTTTTGATGAAGTAACATTGTTTATATATACTGAAACATTTTTACCAGAGTCAGTACCACTTTTGTTCCAAGGAGTTGCAACAACAATTGGAGGATATCTAAAATTAAAATTAATATCAAATGGTTTTTCTTCGCCAGCAGTTACTGTAGATGCACTCGCAACACTATAAACCTCTCCATAGATTTGTGCTTTTAATGTTGGAGTTGTTTGTGGAGCAGCAGTTGGTGAAGACTTTATTGTAGTTACATTAGATGCTGTTGGTAGTGTTTGAGAAATAACATTATTTAATTCTGTAACAATGCTATTAATGTATGAAACATCTAGTGGCTGACCTCTTTGTGGAGTTGGTAAAATTGCCATAATATTTAATTATACCACATGCTTCGCTGTTTTAATAAGGATCTGATTTGAATTTATAATACTATCATATGTTGGAGAATGAACTATAATACTAAAATTATCTGTAGTATCATCGTCCAAATAAACAGAAAATGATGGAGAAAAAACTCTTCCAGAATAACTATAGTCAGATATTGATGGCTCTCCAACTGCTTTATTTAAAGCAATGTATATATCATAATAGTTAAATAAATAAGAACTGTTTGGTGTCCACCACAACTCAACCACATGTATTTTTTTTCCACCTTGCTGATTTATTTCTTCTACTACAAATTGATAATTATCTGTAGTTAGTTGAGTAACACTTGGAACAGATATTTCATGAATTTTAGACCAATGAGATGTTCTATTTCTATCTTCAGAAACAATTCTATATCTTAGTTTATATTTTCCAGTTTTTCCACTAAACTCTGGAATAGGTTTAACTATTGATTTTTTGATATTACTATCTGCCATTATTGAACACCTAGCGCCATCCTAAACTCAATATAGTTATTGGTATTAGGACCTTTTAGTATTGGTTGTTCAGAAGCGTTTTTTACAGTTGTATATGCAACTAAACCATACAATGGATTTTGTGTTGTTACATTATCTACTCTTATTGCATCAAGGGCAACATAATAGTCTGAAGATAAAGCAGAGTCATCCACTACACATGTATAGATCTTCATTGAAGTTATATCTGCCCAAGAAAATCCACTATCCTGTACTGCATCAGAAATATTTTTTTCAATAACATAATACCTGTTTGATTTAAAGTCTACACCAGTATCTGTTTTAGCAACATTACAAACCAACCTTGCCTTTTTTGTAGATGTATTGATAAAATCAATAATAATTTTTACATTATCTGGCTCACTGTATTCTGCGCTTAATGTTGTATTAGCAGTTTTATTGACTAATGAAAAAGCAA